CTGAGATTGCGCAAGGCGAAGTGAACCAGCTTATCAAAGATTCTCAAAAGATCGCTGGACTTCCTGACAGCGGCTTAAAAGAGCTTGAGATAGCAATCCTCCATAATAGGGCACAAGCTTTAATCAACGATGCCAACGCCTCTATTTACCGTCGTTTGGACACTGAGGTTGAGGCTCGTAATACTCAGGCTAGGCAGAAAATGACTGAACAGCAACGTCGAGAGTCTCTGGGCGCGAGTACAGAAGATGTGGATCGGAAGTTCCAGATCACCCACAGCCCTGTGATTCAAGAGTTCTTGGACAGTTTGGGCATAACGGCAAAAAAGCCTGAATAGCGACTTACGTATCAACAAGACAAAAGAAAACCCCCGAAGGCCGGAGCCAACGGGGGTTTAGTTTATCTAGAGCTAGAGTAGGCTACATCCTACCTTTTAGCGACTTTGTGTTACATCCTGATCAGGGATGGTATTAGTGGAAAGTCTGCGCCTTGAAGTCTTCCACGGCCTTGAGACCGTCGTCCAGAGACTTCAGCATCACCGTGGTGGCGGCGTCATCGTAGGCCTTGCTCAGCGTCTCGCGAGCAGCCTTGTAGCCAGCCTTGTCCTCCTTAACCGCAGGATCACGCCAACGGAGCGCATAGACGAAGTCAGAGAGATCGAAGTAGCAATCGTCCTCATCCTGCTCCTCATCCCAATCCTTCGGCAGCGTGAATTTGCCGTCCTTGATCCGCTGGACGAATTCCTTGACGCTGGTGGGCCGGTCATCATCCATCAGATGAAACGCCTTACGGAGGTCAAAGTCCTTCTCCGTGAAAGCGGAGCTCAACTTACCGAAGAGGAAGTTGCGCTGCTCGATGGCGAACTGCTCGGCGTTATTGGCATACGTGTGCATTTGTTTGTTTCCTTTTTCTTGAACCGGCTCGCACTTTGCCGTGGTCTGTAAAGGACCTAAAGAATTCCAATAGCTTACTGTATCGTATGGATTGCAGGGAACAAGTCCTCCCCAAGTAACTGCAGTAGGAGTAAAATCCATATTCATTGTGGGAACAGGCGCATCAATCACTGTGATCCCCGAAGTCATGTATGACTCCTGGATTAAGTTCACAGGATTACACAACTCGTGGTACTTCTGCTTCAACTTCTTTCTCAAACCTCTCGCTGGACGTTCCATGTCGCCGTTGTAGATAGTCCATTCCTCTCCTTTAACTTTAGGAGGAAAGACGTTCCACTTAACGCCATACATCTCAATAACCATAACTAACTCCAATAAGAAAACCCTAGTAGAATTCATGGCCTTCGCCGTCGTTCTACTAGGGTTTAATTGTAACTAACCGGGCAACTAATGATCCGGCTTCCAGTTACATCACAGCGGTCACTGCCTCGTCGATGCCTTCCTTGTCCGCTTCGGTTTGGACGTTAACGGGGGCAGCGGCAACTCCATCTGCTTCGGTCGGCGACTGAACAGTGACAGCAGGCGCTGGAACAACTTCTTGAGTTTCAACATACATACATTATCCCTTTCTTCTTGATTTTGTTGGAGGTTGTCTGCGTCTGTTTGCAGAGCGTGAGACAACTCTCGTGGGGACATTATCTAATGAACCAGTGCGATGGTAGCCCACGTGATCAAGCTCTTTACCATCGCCTTTACGAACTCGACCTTCTCTAATTGCTTTACGTCGAGCACGATTGCGTGCAACTCTACGAGCGACCTGTTCAGGTCTATTCTCGTATTCAGTTTCTTTCTTGTAGTTTCGATTTCTCCTGACCATAGCCTAAATCTTCAACCTCGATCTCAATCTCTTTTCTAAACTTGAGAACGATTGGCATGGTCTCCGAGTTCTCTGTGAATGCTTTATTGTCAAACGAGATGGAAACGACATCATCGTCTGTGTGGAGCAAGCCTGCTCCGGTTAAGAAGCCGACCAGATGTTGCTGAAACTGTTTCTTGTTAAGAGGCAGTTCAAGTTCCCGAAAAGTACTCTTCGAGTTCATCGGTCGTCTCCCGTTCTTTAATGGCTTCCTTTGATCGTTTCCACCATACGCGACTGGAGCGTTCTTTCGTTTCTTTTCTTTTTTCTTCATTAGTCTTATCAGACTTGAAGTTCTTACGTTCAAATCTATTAACTGGATGCATCATAGGGGTAGAACATCCGGCAATTTCATAAACCCTTCTTCAACTAAGAACTCCACAACTTCCTCTTCAGTCAGATCGTTCAGTTCAAATAGTTCTTCTAAAGAGTAGGTCTGTAGAAGTTCTTCAATTGTCACAGCGGGATTTTAAGTGCCACGTAAAAAATACCTAAGGCGAGAAGGAAGCCCGCTGCCGATCCTAACCAGAACCAGCCCGAGCACATATCGTTGATCTCGCCTTTAGTGTAGACCCTATATAAAGGGTCATCGTCGTAAAGGTTATTCATCTAACCATTCTTGGGGCACTGTGTCAACGGCCCATTTGAAGCCGTTCTTCTCTGCCCACCTAATGTATTGGGGATTGTGTGAATAGAACAATAATCTAATATCAACTGTAGGATTTAACTTCTTCACGGCCGCTAGTTTCCTCTTGGCTTCCGGCCGAAAGTATCCTTTAGTTTCGAGATAAAACTTCCCATGATTAGTCGTAATAACGAAATCTGGTAGATAATGACCAGAGATAAGATACGGGAGCTTTTCTGTTTCATAGCCGAACCTCGCCTTTAATTTCTTAAGGAGCTGTTCAATACGGCTCTCGAATTTATTCCTTGGTCGTCTCTTCTTCGTCTTCACTTAATACTCTAATCCGATATAGCCTTAAGCCTTTAGCCAGCGGACAGAGTATTGAATTACATAAATCAAGGGGCTCTTTAGTCCAAGGATGAGGGCACTGACAAATCTGTTCGATAATTCTCTTAATCATGGCAAAACTTAAATAACAATAAGTTTACCTGAATTAATTAAATCTGTCAACAAAATTGCCATTCTTGTCTATTTCAGGAACATCTGGCCTACGAACTACTTGGGTGAGGAAGACTGGTCCGTTTGCGTAGAGGAACGTTCTGAGGTTAGGGAAGCAACAGTATTTGAAAGGACTGTAACTTGCTCTAACATCGAGCTTAATGTTCCCAGACTTTCCGTCTGCGACTGTGCCACACGTACAAGCTGGCGGCTTAGGCGCAGCGACAATTCGTTTATATTCTTCGATGCGTCTTTCAATGTGGCCTGGTCTGTGCTCGTGAGGGTACAGGCACATATGGCCGAGTTGTTTGTCGATTGCAAATAAATATCCTTTATCTTTTACACGAACCAAGGGGTCACTGCTAGAGCCCACCAGATAGCCGTCAAGTTGATCCAGATACCCAAAGCTATCGTTTTCTTTGAGAGTCTTGTCCTTGAACTTCTTAAACGAGATGCTACTAGCAGACTTGACATCCACAACACAGCCGTCAATGACACAGTCACGATGGCCTGTGACTCCATCCACGGTAAGAACATTTTGCTCTCCCTCGACTGTGTGACCTGCTGCTTTTGCCAAGGCAATGGCCAAGGCTTCGATCATATGACCAAATGCAAACTTAACCTCTGCCCAAGGTGGCATTGGCTCAGCTAACTCAGGGTGGTGAATTGAATACCAGAGATGCCGTGGGCATTTAGGTCCCAATCCTGAGAGCCTAAGCCCACGGTTCTCTCGTTCTCCGAAAGAGTCTTTTACTCTTGCGCCAACCTCAAGGCCAAACTCAGTGGCCAGTTGATCGGAGAACCAACCTCCCTTTTTCGTTACCAGTTCTTGAATGTCTGGTATTAGTGTTCTTATTTCTGGCACTTCTCGATTTCTTCCAAGATCGTATCGTAATTCACCGGCGTGTAGTTCCTGACTTCGACGCAGGTGTTGATGTAGTGTGGGTCTTTCCTAGACCGTTTATGCACGTGAGCGTGCACGTTGAATGCGCCATCTCTCAGAGCATCTAAGAGCTGCGGCATGTGGGTTGCAGTAAAGTTTCCTTCTCTGAAACCATGCCAGAAGAAGACCTTCTCGAAGTTAGCCTGTAGAGCGGGGTTCCAGAGTTTATCGTGGTTCCCTACAATCAAGCGCTTCTTGCCTTTCAGACGACGCATCAATTGATTGAATGCTCCGTCATAGCGGAAGGTGACGTCACCTAGATGGTAGACGTAGTCTTCGTCTTTAACCACGCCGTTCCAGTTCTCAATCATAGTCTCATGCATTTCTTCCAGAGACTTGAAGGGACGGACGGGGTTGCCGTCATCGTCTTTGAACTTCAGCATGTTGGCATGAAAGAAGTGAGTGCAACCGATGAACCATTTATCGTGGATCATTTGAGCATGTGGGAGAGATTGTCCTTCATCCCTGAATAGGCGAGGACCATGGCGTAGCTGTACGCCCAGCCGACTAAAGGAGACATCAAAAGCATTAGGAGAAACAACTCCCCTTTTGACATACCTTCCGGCTTTTTCTTCTCTTTCTCTTTCTCTTTTTCTTTCTTCTTGGCCTCTTCGTCGCTCTTCTTGTAACTTTCCTTGAGGCGTTCCAGGAAAGTCAGTGTCTTCTCAATACTCTCGATGCTATCGGGAGCACTGTTCCCTACAATGTAGGGGGGCCAAGGAGGTCCGTTCTGAATGTACATGTTGGACTCCTAAATTGACAAATCGGGGGCGTGTATCACCCCTCTTGTTATGGTGGTTCTTGGTTCTCGTCGTCGTCTTCCCACTGCATGAGTCACCTCCTGGAGTTGCGAACACGAATTTAAGATCCACAGACTTCACCAATCAAGAGTCTTACACTTAGACTGCAGGAGTTTTCAAGCACGTACTTGTCTCTACTTCTGCCTATTACAGTCTTCGCTGCTCTCATCGTACATCTCTCTCACCATCGTGAGCCAGAGCGTACTTGAGGAAGTTCCATCTGTCGCCCATTCCGAACCCGACACCAGACCCGCTAATGAGACGGGAACAGTCTGCTCAAGGCTTCAGAGCCTGTCTCGCAGTTAAGTTAGGTCTATCTCCTACGGTCCATGACGCTACAGAGCGGGGCATCACTCCCGCATATCTCTCATTTCACTGAGAGGCCCTGTGCTATCCAAGTTGTCCAAACTTAGGTCCGTCTTTACATCCACCACAGCGTCACCCAAACTCCCAGCCCTGACAGAATGAACCATCAACGGGCGCTTTAAGGGACTAGGCATCGAACCTAGCTTCCTGCGTGGAGAGGACTACGAGGGCTCAGCTTACGGCACTTATCAGGTGCTTGCTGCCTAACCAAGGACATTGGCATTTCGGGTACATCCTACACGTCACATAACGTCAGCAGAGACATTTCAAGGACTAGCTTTTACTTTCGCCCACATGGAGAGACGTTACCTCTCTTCTCCGAAGGCATAAGTTCACTCAGAGGTCATCGGAGTACGATTTGAGCCGAGCTACTGTCCCCTCTGCACTAGACCAGCACAGGGAGATAAGACATCCTTGTCATCCTGGGACGGTTTGCATTCTTCAACACAAGAACCCCTACCAGCCGGTTCCAACCGGGTTTCTTGCCACGACTAGGACAAGATATTCGGGACGATTGTTCTTGCCTTTCAGCGATCTCAGTTCACCTACACCATAGCCACTCCCGGGCCACGAGAATCGAACTCGCGCGGATATTCCGAGGGGACGCTGAGAATTATTCTATGAGGCTAATCGCTCAAGCATTGCGCTTGAGTGGGCGCACCAAGTTGAAGAGAGCCATTTGCTCACCCACGATCTCAACCACCGCTGTAGTCGGTCTTTCCAATAAGGCTACTGGATACTATCCAATAGCTACAGTACGCTGAGGGTTGCAGGATGTTGCAGACTGATCTATCGTCTGTCACCGGATGGCCTTGGGGTAGCCCCTTCTCTCTGGCGAGAGTGTTCTGACTTATTCAGCCATACTTTAGTCTCCGGCCTTACCGTTGTTTTTAGCTTCCAGACAACATGGCTTAGAGAGTGTTGCCACTGAAACCGGGTTGCGAGTGCCCTCGCTAAGTGGACCAAGGTTGCCCTGAGTTGTCTCTTGAAGGTCCTGCTCTATCGGGGATAGAGGTTTACACCTGACTCCCGTTGGAAGGGGTCAGGGATCATGTTCCCGGCACATACCCTAGTGGAGGTTGTTGCGGCTTAACCCATTGGACTGGTGCAACAGGCCGTTGCAAAATATCGGTCAGCTCCAGTAGAGCTACAGCACTCAGGTTGTGTTGTTGTCCCATGATCTTCAACGCCCACTCTCTGCACTCCAGCTCCGAGCCTTGTTTGAAGAGCCCTTGGTGCGGGTGCCCGTCTTTGATACCGACAGCCATCCAGAACTTTTCCATTTCAACCTCCTCTGTAAAATGGACTAAACCAAATCGTCTCTGACTTCCAGTTCCGCTAAGCAAACAAACCTAGTTCCATTAATCTCTTGGTCCCAAGAATGGTGCCAGTGCCCGAAGACCCACAACTCTGGTTTATGTTCCGTCCACATGTGGTGGAACCATTTCTCAGACCTCGTGTAATCCCCAATTCGTCTCTCGCACTTAGCAGATAAGATGCCCTCGGTTGCAGCCGCAGGGGCTGTGTGCGTCAACATCACTCTAGGACGACATTTAAGATAGATTTGAAGGACTTCGGAGAACTCTTTATCTGATAGCTCTTCGTCTTCCCACCAATCGTAGTCCTTAGTACGATACTCTTTGTCAACGCTGCTTGCGCCGCCGACGAACATCATATCGTTCTCAATCTTGCCGTCTTTAATCCAGAGCTTTTGCCTTGAGCAGACAAAGGGATTATCGTGGTTGCCTCGAATGAAACGGTGATCCCCTTTCATCATTTTGGAGTACGGAGGATTAGCGCTGAACTCTCCACGAGCGTTCTTAAACCCTACGCCCATATCACCTAATTGCACAGACTGAGAGACGTCCTTAATCAATCTGGCGTATTGCCTATACTTGCCGTGGACGTCGCCAATCAATCGCATACTAATCTCCGAATAAAGTGGAAGGGCTGGGTCAGTTCCACGCGGTGTCGCGGTACCAGTGGAGCCCACTCTCTCGGGCTTACCCTTCCATAAGTCCCCAGGTTCCTCAGACTCTGGGTTTGATTATACTCCGGTCTGAGCCAGAGTATTCTGGTTACGAGACCTTCACGACCTCAATAGCCGGGACAGGCTGCTTGGTCGAAGCCTCCAGACCGAAGATGCCGAGGTCACCGTAATCCTTGGTGAAACGCTTGGCGTTAGTCTCAGCTTCCTCGTAGGTCTTGAAGACCTTGCTCAAGATGTTACGTCCAGTCTTATCGGCGATAACCCAAGTCTTCTCCATATTCTTTCCTTTTCTTTTCTCTGGAGAGTTAGAAGCTGGGACGAGGTTGTTCCATCAAGCTCTCTGTGGAACGACGCTCCTCTTCCAGCATCTCGTCCTTACCTGAATAAGGAACTAAACTGTCAATTCGAGAAGAAACCCAACGCATAGCCCTAGCCTTATTCTCTGTGCCAGGGACACGGTGTTGGTAGACTTCCACCTTAGTGGTGACGTCCGAGCCATTGCCCACGAGGAGGTCGTCAGGCCACGGCGGGTTAGAGCCGTCCGGCAACACAGTCCGGCCGTCAACCACCTTGGGAGGAAGTAAGCCAACCTTTTTACCGCGCATCATCACTTCTTGTGGACGAGAGATGGCGATAAAGTATCCGTCTTCATCTTTCTTGAGTTGGTTCTTAACNCCACCAACTCCGTTGTCAGAAATCTGAAGCTCTCGGAAAAGGTCCAAACTTTCTTTGTCGAGGTAGAGGTTGTGTGCCCACTTACCCCATTGATTGAGGTTGCGGTGACGAAACCACGAGCACTTGCCTCGTAAGAAATACTCCTTAGCGTTAGCCATTAACTGATCTTCCGCATGTTCAGAATGGTGACGTCCCGAACATCGTCGTAGACTTCCTTAATGGCAGAATAAGCCTCTGCTTCGCGTTCCGTCTCGTCAAGATCTTCGTCAAGATCAACCATCAGAACGCCGCCTTCCGGCAGTAAATAATCAAATTCAACTTCATACATCATTGCAATGTGTTTCCTTTAATGCGTACCATACCAAGTGGTACTGATCGTATAATCTTCGTGGTCGTCATTCCAATAAGAACCAGCTAAAGGACATAACAACTTNAANTCTTCNCCGGCCTTGCGAATTGCATCGGCCTGTATCTCAGCAACNCTAACGGCAANGGCCATGTCGTTAGAGGTCTCCGTCTGGAATTCGTCGTGAACCATGTTGACGAATAAGATTGGAGATTTCTTTCGCAGCTCAATGATCTCTGGGTCTTGGTTCCAGATTAGAGCTGCCTTCTTCATCACCAGGGCCTCACCATTCTGGAGATAACCCGACATGCACAAATGTCTTCGCGCCCCTTCGGTATCACCAGGGATGAGAACTTTTCTTCCGTCCAGCCCAACAAAAAAGCCCTGTTTCGCATCTTTCGGTATAATCGTTTGTTTGAGAAGAGCGAACCCTTCATATCTGTCGAGAAGGTTATCCAAAGCGGCCTGGGTTTCTTGTTCAGACGCTTCAAGTACCTGAGCAAGCTTTGCCATTCCTGCGCCGAGGAGTAGAGCGTAGATAAATCGCTTTGCAGCCTGTCTACTCTTACAAACACTTCCCAAGATCCGTTGATTGAGAGAATGCGGATCGGTTTTGTCATGCTTCTTCCCCTTGACTAATGCATCAATGAATTCTGGATCGTTGATGTAATGAGCAAAGATACGAAGCTGGATGCCCTCTGCATCCACTCCGACGAGCAACCGTTTCTTAGGTGCCCGCCAGAGTGAACGCAATTCCTTCCCCAAGAGTTTCTTGGAGCCATCTTCTTTGAACTCTGAGGGAATGTTCGCGGTGTTTGGTTTCTGGTGCGCCATGCGATGCGTCCAAGCTCCAATTCCGTAGAATTGGCCATGGATACGACCATCGTCTTTGACGAGAGATAACCATTCCGTGAGGGTCCGCCGTCTGGCTTCGAGGAGGATGCGTTTTGCCAGTACGTGAGCGGAGGAGGGAGCACTAGGGGGTAAAGTGCTTAAGTTATTTTCGTTAACCTTCCATCCGGTAACCCGGAGTTCTTCTAGTCTCTTAAGTATAGCATTCTTAGCCACTATGTCAACATGGCTTAAATGCTTTCCCTTCCTTTTGAATAGGTTTAGCTCTCTCTCCGTGTTGATGTGTGTCTGGGTCTTGTCTACGGGCCGCCAATCAGCGTCATTAAGAACGCTAATAATTTGTTTGTGGGAGGATGGGTTGAAAGACTGCCATACACAACGGCAGAAAGGACCACCGTTATACTCAGACAAGTCACCATCTTTAACAAATCGAAAGTCGGCTTTGTTGAGCGTTCCATACTTAGTAACCCTCGGTGTGATCTCTCTGACTAGTTTGAGCTTAGGCGGGAACTGAGACAGGATATCCTTATCTAGGACCGCAAGCTCTTTCTCTACCTTGCTAAGAAGAGTGCTAGCTGAAGAAACATTGAAAGCAAAGCCATTCCTATTAAGGTCATTAACAAGGCCCTGGAACGCATTCTCCAACTGAATACTAGGACCCCATTTAGGATCATCAGTGAAGCGTTTATAATGATCAAAGATCTTATGACAGATGTCCACGTCTCGAACACAGTATTCCTCCATCTCTGGCGAGTACTTAGAGAAGTCAAAGAACTTAATCTTCTCGTATCCGAACTCCTCTCCATACTGCTCAATGGAGTGGGCATCCCGAGAGTAATCTATTAGCTTGGAGATTACTAATGTATCAATGGAAACCTTGGCAACGTCTTCGATATGGAGTCCCAGAAGGTCAGCAAGAACGGGATAGTCATAACCAAGCCAGTTATGCCCAATCCATAAGCTAACACCTTTTGAGAACTCAAGGAACTTTTGCTTCTCTTCTTCATTCTGAGTTAAATTCCTAAATATATGGTATTCACCAGAGTCAATGTCTTTACAGACGATTAACCAAATCTCGGTTACGCCTTCCAAACCATTGGCTTCAATGTCACAAACAATTCTCATTCTATCTTAATAATCTTACTTCACTGTTAACCTGCGTTATAAGAAGCTAACAATACCGCTGGAGCCTTAAAGGAAGAAATATCAATCTCCTCTACCTCAATCTTATCTAGATCTTCTGGCCAAGGTCTAAACCCCTCTGAGCACCTCTCCGAAGACCCATCAAAGTACTTAAAGTAAATTCCATCCTCTCTACGTTCATAGTAGTTAGGGTCAGGCATCATTTTCCTAGCTGACTCCTCATCTTCTGCAACGCAGATAAAGGAGTCATGGCAGTCGTAGCTCCAATCTTCAGTAGAAACTCTAAATAGTTTCATCAATGAACTCCAACGTAAGGCTTATCCATAATACCTTCCCAATAGGCGATAGCTGCTTCAATCTCTTCATCTGAGTAATGAAGGCCACAGCCAGTCCCTGC